TCCCTTCATACTCTCGATTACGTCCTTGGGGGTTGGATTATCTGGCGCATACCCGTCTGGCCAGATATCTTTTATGGTTAGCTCGATTTCGGGAAACGAAACGATGAACGCAGTTTTGTCTGTGTTACCCTCACTCGTATCGTTAGGTGCCTCTTGTCCCGAGATTTTTGCGTAAAGTTCTTCTAGTTGGCCTGGACCAAACTCATCGAGGTCCTCTGTATCCAGGTTAACCTTGTTGAAGGTGTTGAAGGCGGGAACCAACGTCTCGTTCACGAGCTTGTCAATCGCAGTTGCCAAATAATACACGGCGCTTGATACGGCGGGTTGCGTAGTAGGGATTGCATGGCGAGCTTTAGCGACAATGTCTCTGATTTCGCTCGCAGTATCTGTTGTGGGGTCGATGATTGCCATGGCTCTAGTATAGCACAGCTACTTCGCCGACTTCTGAGAGGCGTAACGTACAGTGACGCCATCCTCAGCAGCGAGCCTCTCTAGGACATCTTCGTCAACGAAACAATGCTGTCCAAGCGCACTAACCTCTCCATAGAACGGTATTATCGAGCAGCGACCATCATTGTTAGCCATGACTGGAATACGGATAGGCCCGACACGGATTTCATCGCCGCGTCGAATCATGAAAGAGCCTGAGTTTGATTGAAAGGCGGATTTTCTTTAAGGCTCATCGACTTGACCCCCGACGCAACAAGGGTACGAATCACAGCCTCTAAATCGGGTTGATCTACTTTTAGTTCAACACCGATATTACTCGGATGAGTCTTAAACGTAACTGCCCATAGGGGAATTATAAATACACTCATTTGAGCTTCACCACCTTCCTGGTTGCTATATCCTCACGTGTATTACGGTCGGCGGTTGCCTTCTCCTGCGCTTGTTCAATAGCCTTGGCTTCGGACTCAGCGGAGCCCTTTCCAACTTGCATGTTAGACCCCCAACGCTTACCCGAACGAATCGAAACATAGACGGAGTAGTTCCAGCGTCCGTTCTCAAGCTCGAAAAGCCCGACCTCATAACGGAGATTGTTTAGTGACCCCATGTACAACCATCCTTACCACGGGGATGATTGATTGGCTGGCACTCGGCTAGAGGCCGACCTGGCGGAAGACGATGATACGCTGGGTGTCGGTCATCGTGCTCGCGAATCTTATCAGTCTTCTGCTTAGGCGCTGCCGTAGGCTGGGTCATGCCCCTAGCATAGCACGTATCGCTAGACTCCGCAAGCTCCCCCCACACACGCCTCGTCTCGCGAGTCCTCAAACGTGAGCCCAGCCTTGCCAATCGCCTGCTTATAATCTACTGCTTCTAATGGCTGCCCGCTACGACTTCCGTTTGGATACGCTGTAACGCCACGTAGACGAGGAAGATACTTCATCAAGGTGTCTCCGAAGTCCTTGACCTCCGCCTCATCCACGATAGGATACGGCAGATTCAGAGTTGAACTTATTCCGTGATCTACATAGTCCTGGAGGTCAGCCTGAAACTTGATGCGACGCTCAATATTATACGCAAGCGAATAAGCATCCTCGATGTCATCAGGTGCGACTCCCATCTCTTCTATCAAATGATACGCCGTCGGGTCTATCACGTACTGATACTTCCAAAGCCTATCCATGTCAAGGAAGCGTCGCTTATATGCCACACAAAAGATCGGCTCTGCTGATGTCGTAGTCTCTGCGACGATGCCAATAGTTCCATTAGGCGCGATAGCTCTTGTCTTTACTGGGCGACTTAGATTGTGTTGATCTGCCCACTTGGATGCAATCTCCGTGGATTTCTCGTACTCGGCAAGCCACTCACGAAGCTCAGGAACCATCTCGTATCGGTACCCACGCACGAGAAGCCACTCATGTAGACCCATAAGCCCTAGACCAAGACGACGGTTCTTCTCGCGCGTACCAATGATCTCTGAATGAGGTACGTCAGAGTAAACAGTGCCCGCCAAAAGCAATAACGTAGCAAGGCGAATAATCTCCTTGAACTCATCCAACGTTTTGACGCGAGCCAAGTTGATAGAACCAAGATTGCAGACATCCGAATCATCCGAGCTACATAACTCTGTGCAAGCGTTTCGCAAGTTCTCTCCCTCGTTCTCACCAGCATCAATAGAAAATCCAGGCTCTCCATTCTTGACCATATTAGCTGTCGTCTCCCAGTACACACGATGAGCTAGCTCGTGTTGTGGATGATCATCGTTCTTATATGCCTCAAAGAATTCTGTGTCGAGGATAACCGATATGTTGGTCATGTCCATCTCGGCATGAGCATGTTGGTCTACCGCCTTAGCAGCGCGTACCTCGTCTGACCAATCCTTGCAATGAATCCAGTCAAACACGTCAGGATGATTCCAATGAAGTCCTCCCCAGATTGCGCTATTATGAACCAACATACCCTCAGCTACAAACTCATTTCTTCCTTCTACTTCGATGTCGTAAGTATCAATCACGCGACCAGCTTGTATACCCTTGACCTTTACAGGAGTATAAGATTGCTCTCCATTATAATCTTCGAATCTCTGCATAGCAATATCGGCATCGTAATTTTTCATTCCTAGACCGTGGTGAATCTTCTCTTCTTTGCCCATCCCGGCTGAAATAGCATATGAGAATTGTGGGGTACTTTGAAGTACAACCTCCTTATGAGCCACCCCGCTCATAAGAAACGCAAACCTTTCTACGTGACGCTTATCGGTAACGTTGAGATGATAAAGAGATTGCCAATTATCCTTGGCCGGTCGGACCATCTTTAGTCTGGTGGCTAATCCCAAAGACGCACAAAGAGCCTGTACTTGACGTAGATACGTGGGATAAACTGAAGCGGCTATACAAACGGGGCGACTTGATACCGAACCATCTGCATCAAAAAGGCCAGCTACATAAGCAGCCCGAATAGAAATAGTTCCCTGCAAAATAAAATCAGGGATCTCAATTGATTCGTTAGGCTTCTTTATCTGTGATAAATAGTTGGCTAATTGCCACGACTTTGTACCGATATCCCAACATTTTCCATCTCCCTCGCGACGCATTACGTTGGTTCCAAAACGCGACAATTGGCGTTCTGCTTCATCAGCTACGTCCGGTAAATCATGTGCCGCTGCTATTGAAACAGAACCACCGTTATAACCATCCTTTACCCGTACACTAACGCAACCATCCCCGTGGAGTAGACCAATAAACCAAGCCATCTCTAGATCAAGTTCTGGAATAATAATATCCTTACACGTAGTTGACATCTTAGGCTTTGTGTATTTCCAATCTGGAAGCGAAGTTTCTATACCCTCAATCGGTTGAGGAACAAAAATCATTCGATCTCCCTTTGTAAGGTTTTGTGCCTCCTTCCAATCGTAATCACCTAGCGTATTGGCTAATACAGCAACGCGATGATTAGGCGTACACTCAAAATCTCCCATTTGAGTATTGATCAAAATTGTTTGTTGTTGGCCTTGTGAAATATTTCCCTGGACAGTATGATACCCGTCATAGGTCATCACTTGATCTCCAATTTGAACATTTTGAATTGGAACTAAACCGCGTTCTAAATGTACAAAAGTATCAACTGGCAAACACCGCCGTTGGCCACCTTGCATCACGTGGCGAGCAATCTCATAGACCATATTTGCTGGAGATAGAGGTCCCGTAGCTACTCCTCCTGTCTTTTTGATGCGCGTGTTATTGGGTCGCACATCCGAGTAGACCACACCAATACCTCCACCGCACGAAAGAGAAAGAATCGACTTACGAACCAGGTCAGCCCAACCCTCACGAGAGTCCTCACACCTGTAGAGAAAACAGTTGTTGGTTTGGTGGAACTGTCGTCCAGCCTGAGCTAGCTTACGTCCACCAGGAAGCAGCTTACGTTCGATGATAAGCTTTACAAGAGCCTGAAACTCAGGATCGTGATCGGTGTACCCAAGCGCCCCTAATTCGTGACGCACGACACGATATGCAGTGTCCGGCCATACCTCTATTGGTTCGCCATCCTCATCCTTCCACGAGTACTTATCGAGGTACTGCTTATGAGCCCAAGGTCCCATCTGGTCATCGAGTGGGTCTTTCTCTAGGTCTTCGACTGTATCAATCGTGGTTTCTAATTTCTCCCACTCGTCGTTGAAGTCGTCGGTTGAAAATTGAAATCCCGCATCGACGGGAAGTAGTGCTGCCTCCATGTTGTCCTATCTCTTGTTTGTCGTGTGCATGTTACTGTTCGCGAAACAGTCTAGCAGAGTGGGAAGCTAGGTTGCTTGTAAACTTACTATTTCCAGTCCTAATCCATTCTTCAGCTACTACCCAACGCTCTCGATGATTTGATATGCGTTTCTTCCCACGAGAACTGATACAAAAATCAGTCGGGTTAGCACCACAATAAGGACACTCAAAACATTGAACTTCGGTTCTAGACATCATCTTTTGTTTTCCTTTCTCGTACTCTTTTCTTTCAAGGCTCTTACCACTATAACACATCTATACATGACATCTAAAACTAAGTTTAATACAATAGTACTATAGTATATACATACCTACTCAAGAATCTAGTAAGCTTTGAAAAAGATGTATCAACTCAAGCTGCTATCCTATTGTAAATCATGTCAATCATAACCACACAAAGATGTCTTTCTGCGGAGCCTTGGTTTGAGTTGTATATACCTTCCTCAACAGAGCCACAAAAAAAGTATCGAGTGTTAGTACCCTGGCCTGATGATACGGTAAATGATTTAACTTGTGAATGTCTTTCATTTGTTCATAGAGGTCATTGTCATCATCAACAAGAGGCTTTTGATGCGCTTTGTAGATGGACCTCTATAGATGGACCAGAGGAACAAACTTTTGAGCAACGACATAACCACATTTGTCCTCGTTGTGGAGGAGAAACTCTGATGGAGGCCGAGTACGAGTGATGTGCTATAGTTGATTTGTATGAGTAACGACCTAAACCAAATCACAAAGCGCCTCGGTAACGCTCATAAACAAAAGACAGTGGCAGAAAAGGAACTCAAGGAGTCGCGAAATCTTTTCTTTGACGCAATTTATGATGAGATTCTTGATACCGAGACGCTTGCTCAACAAACAATTGAGATTCCAAACTACGTAGATGATGTAGTAGATTACATCAAACAATTTTATCCTGGATGGTATCTAATTGAACATTTTGCAAAAGAAGATAAAACGGCATTGATTGAGGAAGACCCCTCTTTCAAGAAGTTCGTCTATGTCAATCAAGAGGATGAAAACCTTTACAAACGCAACGTCTCTCAAGCTGGACCTTCTCTGGACGACGAACGTCTCAAAGAAGAGGACCCAAAGCTTTGGAAACGAATCACCGACCAGAAGACTACGCGCGTACTAAAAGATTTGGAGACGGTATCTAACGATGACCTTGCTGCGATGCAAAAGTATTTCGTACCTGGTCCGATGACTGTAAAGCTAGATGCTCCTCGTAAAGCTAAGCCCGAGGAGTTGACATGATATGCAGACCACGACCCGAGTCAATTGGAGATTCACGTTTACGATTACGGACGTTGGTCGAATGCTCGGAAAGTCTCCAGTCACTTTACGAGGGTGGGAGGATAAAGGATTGGTCACTATCCCTCGTGACAAATCCAATGACCGCAAGTTTAGATGCAAGGATGTGCATATCATTACCGACAAAGCTTTCGAGCTTGGACGTATCAATCGTCGGCGTGCAAATCTAGTGCATGCTACAATGACAATGATGGAGCAGATTGAAACGGATAATAACTGGAAGGCTAAGCAATGACCGACTTAAGGATTGGCATCCTTGGCCCGCCAAAATCGGGTAAGAGCGCATTCGCGAAATCTTTAGCAAAAACACTTAGCGCACAGAGTCAAAAGGTTAAGGTAGTGGATGGCTATATGGATAGCCTCATCAAACGCACAGGATACGCTTTCGACATCTTCGCCACTTACCCACAGAACCTACAGATTCTTTTTGAGCGCTGGACACGAGAACAAGAGGCGGAAAAGGTAGGATGTCATACCTTGATAACGGTAGGTTCTCTTTACGAAACGATTTTATATACGGGATTGCGTGTCAATTCTGACCTCACGCTCAAAACTGATAAGACGGTTCAGATGCAGGGACGAGTGGCTATGGAAATGCTTGGCGTTATCCAATCGCTTATCGCCACACACGACCTGCTATTGTTTCTTCCGTACACAAATAAGGTACTTGCCGAAAAGGGTCGTTCTTATGATGTAGTGATTCATGAGAAGCTTCCAGAAGTCGTGGCTGGATATTTCCGTCCACTTACTCCGCTCACAGGTACTACGAAAACAAAGGTGAAAGATGCCCTTACCGCCATTAAGGCGATTGAAGATTGGAAGGCCGAAATTGCTATCTCCGATGAGTGACCGACAGTTTGATGAAGTCGAACGGCTCATCCAAGCGTCTCCTATCAAGTCCGATGAATGCCCAACATGCGGAGCAAAACCTGTTGAAGTGGCACCTGGAATAACCGAGTGGGGACCCAGCACATATCACTATCTTGATGAGGACCATCCGTGTGACTGCAAAGAACAGAAAGCTTTATTCCGTCACTACCTCCTTGCGCGTATACCCCAGGAGTATATGAACCTTGGACTTGAGAACTACGTCGGCGACCCTGCGGCTCTCAAAGCAACGCAGACATATCTAGAGAAATGGACAAACTTTCGCAAGCACGGTATGGGTCTTGGTTTCTACTCAAAGAACCAAGGAACGGGCAAGACCTTCCTCGCGTGTTATTTAGCGCGAGAGTTGGTCAAACGTGGAGAGTCAGTCTACTACGTCTACTTCCGAAACATAGTGGGTATATTCGAGTTACCATATGAGGCGCGTAAGGACGAGGAAAATCGTCTCCGCGACTGTACGGTTTTGATTCTTGACGAGGTAGCTCGACCAATATCAGAGGCTCAGCGAGTTCTTTTCGCAGAGAAGTTTGAGGAGCTGATTCGGTATCGGTCCAACTACAACAAAGTAACAATCTTGACAACTAATCTTACGCCAAAAGAACTTGATACAATTTATCCACGTACCTATTCTTTGCTCGCCGCAAAGGAGCAATCCATCGAAGTAGCTGGTAACGATGTGCGCAAGGAAGGTATCTGGAGTGTCAACCGTGAGTTGGCCGAGAACGCAGAATCGAGACCGCTATCGTAAAGGAAAAATTATGTGGTTTGTAAGTAAAAAGAAATATCAATGGACGTTAGACGAATGGGAATCTGATTGGAATTGGTGGTCAAAACGTACTGATGAACTTGAAAAACAAATTGTAAAACAAGATACACTATTGGCTCATAGTATTCCACAAAATATTTATCTAGGGAGCCCACAGACAAGAATTGATAGTCATATTCCTCAATGGGAACGAGAAGAGAAAGAGTGGGGTTATGAGGCATATGCTAAAGGTAATGTACGTATTGAGGCTGAGGCGATTGACGAGGATGATGGTAAGGAGCCTGGTTATACTCGTGCGCGGGTAAGTATTTTTGATTCTGAGTTAGAGGATTCACCAGCATTGGCGGCAGCTAAGGCTGTTACCGAGGAAGCAAAACTTTAATGTCAGGTGAAATCAGACGCGGCCGTAAAGCCATAGAGGAAGCAAGCCAAGGCGGCATTCAGAAGCTACTAGACCGACTCTCAGAACGAGGGTTTGACCCAGAAGAGCAAAGCAAAGGTTGGCTTGCCTTATGCCCTGTTCATGGCGACACAAATCCAAGCTTAGCCATAAACGAAGGCGAAAACGGACAGACGCTCATCTATTGTCTGAGCCATCAGTGTGAGTTCAATGACATTCTTGACGCACTTGACTTGGAGGCGCGTGATTTAGGAGGTATTCAGAAAACTTCTAAGAGCAAGAAAACTATCGAGTATATTTATACCGACGTAAACGGAAATCCTGTACGTAAGAAGGTTCGTAAGGCTGGAAAGCAATTTTCACAAGCGTGGTGGGACGGCAACGAGTGGGTTTGGAAAGACGTTTCAAAGAACGCCCCAACACTACTTTATCACCTACCCGATGTACTTGACGCCGTAGATGTAGGCGAGGTCATCTACGTTTGCTATGCGGACGATACCGAAGTGCTCACGCCATCTGGCTGGGTGTCGATGGCCGAGTTATCTGATGACGCTCTGGTCGCGCAGTACGACCTTGGTGAGGTTTCGTTCGTTGTGCCGTCCGCGCAGCAAGTCTTCGACTACGCCGGTCCTATGGTGTCGATTGACGCCAACTGGTCTGGGTTACTCGTTACTCCCGATCATCGTGTGTTGTGTAAGTATCCTGGTTTCTCGCCGGTAACCATTCCCGCCGAGAAGGTCAACGTGCAGCGCCAGCTTCCCGTTGCCGGGGTCCGCACGGGAAACGGCAACGGGCCGAGCGCCGATGAGGCGCGGCTGCTCGCCGCGTGGCAAGCCGATGGTGTTAACTGCGCTCGTGGCTATCGCATTGGTTGGAACCTACGTAAGACTCGTAAGATAACTCGGCTTCGTTATTTGTTCTCTGTACTTGGTATCGAATGGCAAGAGCAGCAATTTCCGTCCAGATTCGGATGGACATATTTAACGATTGATCGGCGGGACGTACCTTTATTACAGCGGTTGGCCAATAAGCGTTTTGGATGGGATATTTTAGATTGGCCAATAGAAAGCCGCCAAGCGCTGCTTAGCGAGCTGGGCTATTGGGACGGCGACCAGATCGGCAAAGAAGGTGTGCGTTATTACACTGCCGATAAGCAGTGTGCGGAGGTTATTTCCGCCGTCGCTGCAACAACTGGATGGGGTGCGATTACGCGTCTTGATGAACGGATTGAGCGCCCAAAGCAAAGCCCGCAGTGGATTGTTAACCTTGTTCCGCGCGATTGGCGGCGGCTTGGTCGCAAGCCGGGCCGCGTAGACTATGATGGGCGCGTCTATTGCCTAACGGTTCCGAGCGGCTATCTCGTGACACGTCGGCAGGGCAAGGTAACAGTTTGCGGAAATTGCGAGGGCGAGAAGGACGTAGAGGCGCTTATCGAGGCAGGGGTGACGGCTACTTGCAACCCCGATGGTGCAGGTAACTGGAAAGATGAGCTATCTATCCCACTTGAAGGCGCGAACGTCATCGTTATCGCAGACAGAGACGAGGCGGGTTACCAACATGCCAACAAGGTTGCCTTATCATTACGTCAACGCGACTGTGACGTGCTGATTGTCGAGGCCAAAGTTGGCAAGGATGCTCATGACCATCTACGCCTATTTGGCGTTGAAGATTTTGTAGCTGTAGAGGAAATTAAGACTCTACCTGGAGAAAGATATGGCACTGGAGATTTCGCTCGCGCCATTCAGAGTTATTTTGATAAAGTATTCCGAGGCTCAGGTCCATCCTTTGGTTTTTCCCACTTAGACGATTACTTCTATGGGCAACGAGGCGTAACGATATGGCTTGGAGCACCAAAGACGTACAAGAGTTGGGTTCTTGTCAAGGGTCTGAGAGAAAACATATATGCAGGTAATTGCCCTTGGCATTATTCGTTAGAGCTACCTGCCGAGGAAACCTACATGCGATTGATGTGCATGATTGCCAATATTCCCTGGTGGAAGTATCTTCGTAATAAACTTTCGCCAGATGAGTGCCAATCCATGAAACAACTAACTGAGGAATTAGAGCAATCAGGGTCCTTTGAAATAGTTAAGCCGCCTCCTGGTGAACGTTCAATTGACGATTTGGTTAGCCAAGCCAAAGACGCCGGGGCGGCCGTTGTCTTCATCGACCAGCTTCAATATGTTGAGGTAGATGGACGTTCGCTTGGTGACTGGAACGAAACGGGTAGATACTTTGGCGTACTTGACCGTGCTCGTAACTACTCCGATGAGATTCCGATTTGTTTTGCCCATCAGTTCAATCGCACCATAATGAACGCGGAGACAATGCCAGTAGTGGAGCAAGCAAAGGCGTCTAACGCTATCGCCGAGACGGCCACACAGGTTCTTGGAATATGGTCGAGTAAAGAGATGCGCGAATCGTCTCAGTTTGAAATTGGTACATTAGCTTCTCGTAACAATAATCTACGTAATTGGTCGGCCGAAGTTAATTTGACCAATGAATGCCGTTTCGACATTACGGGAGTAGCGGAGAGCGATGGCTGAGATTCCCGTTCATATTGTTCAAAAGAAAACAGAAAACCTAGACCCCTTTCCGATTCCCAATTGGTTTGATGACCCCGAGCAGGTCGCTCCATGCCCCTGTGGTCAACCGCCCGATGAGAGCTGTATGCTCGTTACAGGAGACACACCCCTCAGTCGATGGTTTCATCAAGGCTGCCTCGATTTCTTAGAGAAAGAGATGGACGAGGAAGAAATTGAGGAAAAGCATGAGTGGGAGAGGCAAATGAAAAAACTACAAGAAAGAAACGAAGAAGAATAAACGCGCCCATTCTGAAGGGTAATAAGCGTATGAGTTTAACAAAGTATGCGGACATAGAAGGCGCTAAAGTCTTGACCCCCGATGAGCACCAACGCATCGCTAAGAGCCTGCAAAAGCTGGGCAAGCTGAGCGCGCAAGACCTTACCGATGATGAGCGCAAGCTTTTGTTAGACCTATCTAAGTAATCTGGCAAAGCCTTTCGAGGCCGCCTGCTATAATGAAATAAAACAATGACCATAGGGTTCGCCCGGTCAAAGGAGACAAATAAGATGTCTGAGATTCGTAGAGGTTCCGCAGCAATTCAAGAAGCAGCCGAGGGTGGTCCTAGTGGAGAGGGTCAGTTCCGTCCTTATCTCCCAGCACTCTTTTGGAAGGAGGACCAGCAAGAGCGTTACGTCCTTTTCCTCAACGAGGTAGAGGATATGCCGCTATTTGACATGATTCAATTCATTCCAGAGGGCGACTACTTTCAGGAAGCAGTATCAAAGACCGACCAGTTTTTTGGCGAGAGATATGATGCTTTCGAGAAGGAGTGGGATGCAACAGCTCGTAAAACAAATATCGCCATCGCGGTCGAGCTTGAGCCCGTAGTAGAGATTGTCAACAAACGTCGTAAGCCGCGAGGCTTTGAGGTTAAGACAGTTGAGTATGAGCGCACCGTCTTTGATGATGATGGCGAGAAGACAGACGAGAAGGAAGAGGTTACGTGCCCAGCGGTAGGTTATATAGCGCAGAGCCCAAACAATTTCTTCAACCAAATCAGCAACTACGATGCAAATGAGGCTCCCGTTACCGAAACGGCGCTGAAGATTACTCGTATCGGTAAGGACAAGTCCACCACCTATCAAATCGTAGGATATGACGAACTCCCTATTGATTTGTCTAATCTAATCGGTTACGTAGATGGAATTAGCTATCTTGGCGAGGACCTGGACCCTCTGCTCGATGAGATTGAGAAGCTAACGCCAGAGGAAGCCGCACTAGCCATCGGTAAGAAGCTCCTTGATAAACGCGAAGAGGAACTGATTGATGACGACCGTTATCAGGAATTGTTTGATGGCGTCACAGAGTCAATGGACAAGTTCGGCAACAAGAAGAAGAGCAAGAAGAAGACGAAAGCCGAGCCCGTAAGAAGCCGAGCAGCTTCTCGTCGCGTAACAAAGGCAGAGGAGTCAGATGGAGATGAGCCAGATGAGCCTACGTCTGACCCCGAGCCAACGGAGGAGGTCACGCCTGCTCCAAAAGCTGCTAAAAAAGCAGCTTCTGTCAAACAGACCCCTGAGTCTCGTATGGCAGAGTTGCGTAAGAAGTCAGCCGAGAGAGCAGCGGCGCGAAAGTAATCGCGTGCTTCGAAATCCTATTTCAATTTTCACAGACGGCTCATCCAACTATAAAGACGGTTCTGGGGGTTGGGCGTTTGTAGCTATTGATAGTTACGACGGCGAAGAGGTCGGTAGTGGTCACGCCTCGGACACAACGAACAATAGGATGGAGCAAACCGCATGGGCTAAGGGTCTAAGCTATTTGTTTGAGACTCTTGGCCCATGCGATGTTCTTGTTTACAGCGATAGCCAGTATGTAGGTTTAGGGGCGATGGACCGCACACGAAAACGAAAGAGAAACCGTGACCTTTGGAATGAAATTGATAAGGCGATTGACCAGCACAGTTCAGTTGAGTTTGTTTGGGTCAAGGGTCACGATGGAAGTCATTATAATCAACAGGCGGATGGTCTCGCGGTAAAAGCTCGCAAGGCTGGAATCAAAAATGCCAGAAACTAAAACAAATGAAAATCCTAGTTGGGTCATATTCCCTGGCGATTGTATAGCTGAGATGCAGTTGCTTGATGATAACTCTATTGACGCATGTATTTGCGACCCGCCATACTCTTTAGAATTTATGGGAAATTCTTGGGATAAGCATATAGATTTTCAAGGATGGACGCAGCAATGGGCAACCGAGGCTTTGCGAGTTCTAAAGCCAGGTGGATATTTACTTGCTATGGGTAGCCCTCGTACCTATCATCGTCTCACTTGTGGAATCGAGGATGCTGGTTTCGAGATTAGAGATTGTTTAACTCTTTTTTATTGTTATGGAAGCGGATTTCCTAAGTCTCATTCCGTATCTCTTGCTATCGACAAGGCCAAAGGCGGAAAAGACAGAGGAAAAGCCGTAGCAACAGCTTCAACTAAACTACCCTATCAAGGCGGACAATACGGTCAACAAAGTACAGAGAAACTCCCTAGCGGACAGCAATTACCACCATATGAGCCACAATCAGATGAGGCTAAGCAATGGGATGGCTGGGGTACAAACCTAAAGCCAGCCTATGAGCCAATCGTTATGGTTCGAAAGCCGCTTGCAGAGAAAACAATAGCCGCGAATGTCCTAAAGTATGGCACGGGCGCTTTGAACATCGACGCGACACGCATTGGAACAGAAACGATACCGATTAATAAGTTAGAGAAATGGTCTGGTTTCGGACAAGAGAAGAAACCAAATTATACGCCTACACAATCGGTAGGACGTTGGCCTGCTAATCTTTTATTGGACGAGGGGGCGGCGCAAAAACTAGATGAGCAAGTAGGAGACACTGGAAACAAATGGAAGAAGAATTATGGAGAGCAGTATGCCGACGAGGCTCGTCAATATGGCGGGGGCACGTTTGGCGGAGGAGGTTATAAAGGCAACTCAACTTACGCCGACTCGGGTGGACCTTCTAGGTTCTTTTATACACAAAAGGCAAACAAGAAAGAAAAGACCGAGGGAAGCCACCCGACTCAGAAGCCCATCGAATTGATGCGATACCTTGTGAGACTTGTGACGCCACCAGATGGGATAATTCTTGACCCGTTCATGGGCTCGGGCAGCACAGGCGTGGCTGCTCTTCTGGAGGGGTTCTCATTCGTTGGTATCGAGCGCGAGGAAGAGTATGTCAAGATAGCAGAACACCGATTGGGTGGAGTATAGACTAATGTCTTTACATCAACACTCGTGTTTCAGTTCGCTCGACGGTTGGAGTACCGTTAATGAGATTGCAAACCGCACATTAGAAATTGGTCGTTCATATAGTGGACTAACCGACCACGGCGTTGTAGCGGGTCATCTTGAGTTTGATAAGGCCATGCGTAAGCGCGGAATTAATCCCGTGTTTGGGGCCGAGCTGTACGCGGGCATCAACTTTAATAATCTTAAGAAAGGTGAGCGCGACCAGGCTCATCTGATTGCGCTGGCTATGACAGACGAGGGATTAAAGAACCTTTGGCGGCTAGTCAACGCCACCGCCGACCGTGACCATTTCCATCACGTTGGTCGGGTGTCCCAAGAAGATATTGTGAAGTACAAGGAGGGCATAATCTTCACATCGGCTTGTCCGTTAGGTCTTGTACCTAAAGGATTGCTTCGCGGAGATGACACCCACTTGAACTGGTATCTCGATAATTTAGGTGACAATTTTCGCATAGAGATTACAACCTATCCTGGTGACGCTGAGTTCAAGGACATGGATTCAGAGGGCGAGGAGGCGACTGTTACTCCACGTCTTATCAACGAACTTCTTATCACGGCTGCCGACGAGAGAGGCGTTCCTGTTACTTACGGCGATGATGGACACTATGCCTTTCCGAAAGATTTCGAAAAGCATGATATGTATTTGGCGGCGCAGACACGACAGTCTATCTACACGCCTGTCGAGGAGCGCAAAATGTACCATCCGCCTAATGCCATGTGTATCAAGGACGAGAAGATGGTACGCGAGGCGTTTCATTATCTACCCAAGAAGAAAGTAGATGAAGTAATCGCTAACACACATGCGGTTGGCGAAGCTGCCGATGCTCACCTCCCGACCGTAGACCGTCCACATCTACCCGTGTTTATACCAACCGAGTGTCCTTGGATTGATTCCGAGGATAAACGTGACGCGACTGCTCTCTTTACTGATTTGGTAGGCGAGGGTATTGACCGTATCTATAGCGGCACAGAGCGCGAAGAGGAGGCGTGGACCAAAGCCACGCATGAGGTCGAGGTTCTGACCGAGGATGGACTAGAGCATTACTTCCTGATGGCATGGGACATCATGCAGTTCTGTAAGTTAGAAGAAATCAACGTCGGACCAGGCAGGGGTTCGAGTGCGGGAGCTATTGTCGCATATGCGCTCGGTATCACTGACGTAGACCCGTTGTACTACGACCTGTACTTCGAGAGATTTTGGAATAAGGGACGTACGGATGGCTTTCCCGATATCGACACGGATTTTGCCAAGTCTCGGCGTAGTGAGATATTAGATTATCTAATAGCCCGATGGGGAGCAGACCGCGTATGCTCTATTGGCTCCGTTACTCATATGAAGCCGATTGCCGTAATTGAGAAGCTCGCGACAGCATGCGAGATAGACCACGGCGAAGTAGAACAACTAAAGAAGATTGTAAAGCAAACCAAAGACCTTGAGATTCACGGTCACGAACAGATTGGTTGGAATCCAGAGATTGAGCCCGACAAGGTCATCTATGTCAACACTTCTACGGAAATGAACCCCGAAGGTGACAAAGTAGGGAAAGAAATTGAACAATGGATAGGCGACAATGAGAAGCGACAGAAGTACGTTGAAATGTGCGAAGCTGCTTGTTCTCGCAACTCAAATTACGGCGTTCATGCTTCGGGAATCGTTGTATCGGATATTGATTTAGCAGCCTATGCGCCTGCATATCTACGCGGAGGCAAGGCCGAAGGTATCCCCGCCACCATGTTTCCTATGAAGGAGATTGAAAAGCTGAAGTTAGTCAAGGAGGATGTTCTAGGACTCAAGACTCTTGATACTCTCGCCGAGTGGGACAAACTCATGGAGGAGAAAGGAATTACTACTGAGTGGTCTGGACTTGACCGCCAAGAGCACTCTGAGGAGATGTGGAAACTCCTAGACGAAGGATTCGTTGCGGGTATTTTTCAATGCGAGACACATGCTGGTAAGGACTTGGCAGAAAGACTCAAAATCCGTAACGTTGAGGACCTTGGCGTACTCGTTGCGCTAAATCGTCCTGGTCCCTCGCGTGCAGGGGTACCAAACCGTTACATCGCGCGCAAAGAGGGGCGCAGCGAAATCACTTATCCGCATCCTTTGCTTGAAGAGATACTAAAACCAACTTTCGCTTTGTTTCTGTACCAAGAGCAGATCATTCGTTTCATGAGCGAGTTAGGGTATTCTCTTGGCGACGCCGATGCGATGCGTAAGATACTGGGAAAGAAGCAACCAGAGAAGCTAAGCGAAATCTTTGAGGGCTTCAATGAGTGGGATAAAAAGGGCTTCCTGCAAGTCGCTATGGAGAAAGGATTTAGCAAAGAGGTTGCTACTGAAGTTTGGAAGGATATTGAGGGTTTTGCCTCATACTCGTTTAACAAGTCTCATTCTATCGCCTACGCAATCATCGCGTTTCGTTGCCTTTATGCTAAGTTCTATGGCCCGCAAGAGTGGTACATCGCCTGTATTCGTACGGTTGATAACGCTAAGCGTGTAGATTTGACGCCGCAGTATATCAAAGAGGCTCGCCGTATGGGAATCAAGGTGCTTCCTCCCGATATTCGCTACTCAAAGGCGGAAGTAGATGTACACGATGGTCATATTTACTTTGGATTCGGCGACATCAAGGGCGTTGGTACTGGGGGCGAGTATCTTGTCAAACTACGCGATGAGAATCGTTTTGATATTTCTACTCCTGAGATATTAGAAGAGATGTTGGTCTGCCTCAACGATATGGAACTCGCCCATAAGAAGGAGGCTATCGCGGAAGATAATCCCTTACCATCCGATTGGAAGTCTCCTAAACAACTTCTAAACGAGAAGAAGCTTTCACTAGTACACGCCGTGGGCGCATGGAACGACCTTGAAGGAGCTACCATTGACCTAAAGACGCAACAAAAATGCGAGTTGGAGCTTCTAAATGTAATCCTCACGGACAACACCGAGGAGATTTTGGAGCAACACCAAGAGGAGATTGAGAAATGCGATTCTTGGGACGATGCGGTGCTCGCATGGGAGGATAAAGAAACCGACGAGGAACAAACCCATCAAGATTATCGCCTACCTGCTATCATTACAGGTATCAAACCAACAAAGGTAAAGGCAAGCGGTAACGCGATGGGTATCGTCACTATGGAGTACGGCAGACACGAGTTGACATTCGCTTGTTTCTCTAACAAGTGGGTTGCCAATAAGTTCCTGTTCAAGCCGCATAATGTCGGTATCTTTACGATTCGACAATCCGCCCCAACCGATAAGCGTAGTAGTGGGTACCATTTTGAGCAGGGAAGGCTCCTTTCGTAATGAATGACAAACGCAGAGACACATTAGAGAAGATTCGTAACAAGACTATCAATAGTTTTGGTGCTAATTCATCAATCATAGGTAGTGACAAGTACGTCTTGAATGTTGTATCTTCACCGTCGCTAATGCTTGACTATAAGCTCGGTATCGGTGGCTTTCCGTATGGCGGTATGGTTGAGGTGTTTGGAGCAAATTCCCTCGGAAAGACGACGTGTATTGGATACGGAACCCTGGCAAATGTGCAGCGCGAAGGCAAGATTCCTGCATTGATTGCGATGGAGCCTAACTTTGACGAGGACTGGGCTTTCAAACTGCATGGTCTAGACCCAAATCTTATTTTAGTGCAGCGCCCAGATAATGCAGAGCAGGCATTCGAAATGCTTTATGACCTTGTGTATGACACAGAGGTTAATTACATCCTACTCGACTCTGTTGGGGCGATGGGGGCCTCATCCACACAAGAAGGTGGCAAGCAAAAGGCATATGGCGTATCAAGTGAAGTTACGTCGGGACTCAATGCCGTCATGCCTCGGTTATGGAAGGCTAATAAGGGGCTCATGATTCTCAATCAACAGCGCCAAGGGTCGGGTGGTACGCAGACATGGTATGAGTCTCCTGGGGGCGAGGGACTAAAACATCACGCCTCTATTCGTATTCATCTCAAGCCAGGGGCGAATAAGTATTACTCTGTTATTGATGGCGACAGGGTGCTTGTGGGTCGAGAATTGAAGTGCGTATTCAAGAAGAATAGGATGTCTCAAGCCGCGAATAAGTCCGCCGAGTTTACGTTCTACAACATCGAGACAAAAGAGTACGGACTAGGTATTGACAAAGTATTGGATGTCATCAATACGGCCAAGGTATCTGGCGTCATGAAACCTCAAGGGTCTTGGCTCGAACATCAAGTCTTTCCGAAAGGCAAAATGCAAGGAATTGTCAAGGCTCGCGCCTTCTTCAAGGAGAACCCAGAGGCGTTCGAGATAATTCGTAAAGACGTAATGGGGGTAATGATTAGAAACGAGCTTGAAATTGCTCAGGGGCCGCTACAAGAGGCAGAGAATGGCAGCTAGAGGCTCAAAGAAGCGTCTTTCAGTTGACCACGAGGACTTTATCGCGCGAGTTTATGGCGGCGTACGTTCTCCCTCATCTGGCGGAGCGGGAAATGATTGCGGCGACGTACGGACGAAGAACAGTTTGTTCGAGTGCAAGGCTACGACGAAAAGTCAATCGAAAATCCTCAAAGAGTTTGAGAAGGTTACTAAGGAGGCATATTCTGAGGGTCGCGAACCTCGTTTAGCTCTACGTTACTTTGCCCCCGAGAGTATTCTTGCCAACTTAGATGGCTGGGTGGACCTTATCGTGCGCACAGTTGAGAACGACCAGTTACGCGAACAAGAATTTGAGTATCTTCAAGCGTCTGAGGGGTGCCTGTGATAAAGCTAGATAAATCTCAGATTACAAAAAACTTGGGTAATAAGCATTACAAATTCGTACCTTATCTTGAGAAAGCTATCGCCGATTTTGATGACGAATGGCAATTTGTCTATCAGGAAAAGGAGCAAGACCACCATTGGCATCCATCGAGTCATTGTGTTCAACCCGCAACTGAGCTATATGCGATAGCGCGCGGAGAAGTTGAGCCCTGGGTTATATCTGGGTCCTTACGAAAGACGTTCCAGGTCGGTCACTTCTGGCATCAATGGCTTCAGTACATCACGCTACATAAGTTGGAGATGTGCAAGCCCGAGGCTATTGAGCGCAAAGGAAAACATGAATGGGGTACAGGTCACTTCCAGGCCGTAGCTGGAGCAGGAGATATAGCTCCGCTTGAAGCCCCTGGTTGGACTGGACTAGTTGATATTAAGACTATGAGTGCCCAAAACTACGCTCGTCCGCAGATACCTGAGTTTTTCGCCGACAAGTATGAGTGTCAAATGAACATTTACATGTTCCTTTTTGATTTGGGCGAAGCTATGATTCTAGCGGTCAACAAGGACACTGGCGAATTTCGAGAGGTTATATATCAACGAAATTTGTCGCTGATAAACACCCTTATCGAGAAGTGGCAATTTGTTGGCGCATGTCTCGATGCCGATGAAGCTCCGACCAAGGCCGACAATGACATGTTCGACCTTGAGGGTCTACTTACTGGACCTATTGCCTAGCCGTCTTTTTAGTTAATCTGTTACAATTAACCCTTATGAGGGTAATTGGAATAGATCCTGGGGCCACTAGAGCAGGCTGGTCCATTCTTGATAGTGGCCCTACCCATATTGCTTCGGGCGTAATTCATCATCCGCGTTTGCCCAAGCAAAAGTTTCAGGAGTACCGCATAGAACTTACAGAACATTGGGTAGAAGAGTCTTTCGAGCTTCTAGAAGAGTACAAACCTGATGTGCTTGTGTCTGAGACCGTGCCTAGTCGCGGCCCCGCCATTATGGACCAATTATATTTGGCTAACGTACAGGTAACAGTCTTGCACGCGA